TAATCCTTTACGACATATCCCCGATTTGAACGTAAGACATATGATAATGCAAGTCTTAGCATGGATGTGGTGTATTGTATTTTCTATGTATTTTGGTAGCATGTGGGTGTTTGGTGTAACTGCTATAGCACACGTATTTATACTAGGTGCTATAGTTTTAACTGTTGCTACATTTGAAACTGCAAAAAGAAAACCGAACTTTTTTATTATGAAAGGGTATCATACACCTAGTCGTAGTCGTGCAATTTATTATAAAGGTAAAAGATTTGAGTTAGATAAAAATGACAAAGGGGGAGAACATGAGTGATGTTAAATTAAGAGGGGGAGACTCTGCAATAATAATAAGACACAATGAAGAAGGATATGATATGGAAATTTATCATAAGTACGACAGAAATTTATTGACAGAGGAAGACAGTATGTATTATGCTTTGTTGACACGAGGTATGGTGCATAATGCAATAACAGACCCCGACCAAACATTAGAAGATGGTAGACACAGTTTTGAAAAAGAAAGTAAAGAAGTTACGAGACACTAATGGGAATGTATAGAGAAGCAATAAAGAAAAAATATAAAGAGGTAGGAGATATGGTTAGGAAACAATCGCAAGAGCAATCAGACCATAAGCAGACAATGGATATGGTAAACAATCCACCACATTATAATAAATCTGGTATAGAAACTATTGAAGCTATAAAAGCTATGACAGATGAAGGTTTTGAATATTATTTACAAGGTAATATAATGAAGTACCTTTGGAGATACAGATATAAAAATGGTGTTGAAGATTTAGAAAAAGCACAGTGGTATCTCAGTGAGTTAATAGATGAACTAAAAAATGATAAAAAAAGTATCGGTTAAAATAATTGCAAAAGTAGATGCACAAGAATTTATATTAGACATAGAAGAGTTGTCTGGTGTTTTAGAAGATGTTATCACGGATGTGATGCATGACATAAATGGTATAGAAACAAAAGATGTAACAGTGAGGATAATCAAATGAACAACGTAACATTACCAACTTATTATCAACAATTTATTCACAAATCTAGGTATGCTAGATGGATGGATGACGAGGGTCGTAGAGAAGAATGGCATGAAACTGTGTCTAGATATATAGATTTTATTTCTAAGCATTTGAAAACAAAGCATAATTTTACTTTAGATGAAGATATAAAAGAAAATATTAAACAAGCTATTTTACATCAAGAAGTTATGCCTTCTATGAGAGCTATGATGACAGCAGGCAAAGCATTAGACAGAGATAATACTGCAGGATATAATTGTTCTTATCTACCGGTTGATGACCCAAAAGCATTTGATGAAGCTATGTATATTCTTATGTGTGGAACTGGTGTAGGGTTTTCTGTAGAAAGAAACTTTATAAGTAAACTACCAGAAGTGCCTGCATTGTTATTTGATACAGAAGAAACTATTATAGTAAAAGATAGCAAAGAGGGTTGGGCAAAAGCATTTCGTAAGTTACTAGCTTTATTATGGGCAGGAGAGATACCTAAATGGGACTTAAATCTTATTAGACCTGCAGGGGCTAAACTAAAAATATTCGGTGGTAGAGCATCTGGTCCAACACCTCTAGATAATTTATTTAGATTTACAGTTAAAATATTTAAAGATGCAAAAGGTAGAAGATTGTCTAGTTTAGAGTGCCATGATTTAATGTGTAAAGTTGGTGAAGTAGTTGTGTCCGGTGGTGTTAGACGTTCTGCTATGATTAGTTTATCTAACTTATCTGATGACAGAATGCGTCATGCTAAAACTGGAGAGTTTTACAAAACAGAGCCACAAAGACAAATGTCAAATAATTCAGTGGCTTATACTGAAAAGCCAGACCCTTATACATTTATGAGAGAGTGGCTTGCTCTTGCAGAGTCTGGAACTGGTGAGAGAGGTATGTTCTATAGAGGAGCTGCTAAAAACAAAGCTTTAGAAAATGGCAGAAGAAAAGCTGAATATGATTTTGGTACTAATCCTTGCAGTGAGATAATATTAAGACCTTATCAATTTTGTAATTTATCTGAAGTTATAGTTAGAGGTAATGATAATTTAGATACATTAAAAGCTAAAGTTCACACTGCTACTTTAATAGGTACGTTCCAATCTACTCTAACTCACTTCCCTTATTTACGCAAAGTGTGGCAAAATAATACTGAAGAAGAAAGATTATTAGGTGTATCTATGACGGGAATAATGGACAATGCTATAACTAATGGTAAAAGTGACAAACACGGACTAGAAGATGTCCTTAATCAACTTAGGCACATAGCCGTAGAGACTAATAAAGAGTATTCTAAATTATTAGGTATCCCTCAATCCACTGCTATTACGTGTGTAAAACCTTCGGGCACAGTATCACAACTAACTGATTCTGCTTCCGGCATTCACGCTAGACATAGTAAATATTACATAAGAACAGTTCGTGGAGATAAAAAAGACCCTCTCACAAAATTTATGATGGATAATAATATACCTTGGGAAACTGATGGATGGAGTAAAGAAAATGCCGTATTCAGTTTTCCTATAAAAGCACCAGATGACTGTATCACAAGAGATGATATGTCTGCTATAGAGCAATTAGAGTTTTGGAAAGTGTATGCCGAACACTGGTGTGAACACAAACCTTCTGTTACTATATCAGTAGCAAAAGATGAGTGGCTTAAAACGGGTAGTTGGATATATGATAACTTTGATATAGCTTCGGGATTATCTTTCTTACCTCGTAATGATATGGTGTATGAGCAAGCCCCATATCAAGATTGTTCACAAGATACATATAAAGAGTTTAGTAAAAAAATGCCAGAGTTCATAGATTGGACTAAACTAAAAGACTACGAGACAGAGGACAATACTGTTAGTAATCAAACATTAGCTTGCACTGCCGATAGTTGCGAAGTAGTTGACATAGGAAAGTAAATGTGGTATGGCTACTGTAGATAGATTTTTTAAACAAGGACAAAAAGATTTCTTTAGAACAAGTAAAACTAATGGCAGAGTACATGAGAGAACTAATCCTTACAATGAAAACTCATTTAGAGGTAAAGAATGGTTACGTGGATTTAACAATAGTTATTTCAAAAATTTGAGGAGGTACAAATGAGAGATATGTTATTAGCAGCAGCTAAATCCTACTACGTAGGACACATAAATAAGCACATAGCCAACGTAGAAGTCTATTTAAGAACTTCTGTTGGTATTGGAGAACATTCTGATATAATAGAAGCTATAGATAAAGAGATTGGAGAAATTGGTAAGTATGACGATAGATTAGCTATGATATTGAAATACTTTGATGCGAAAAAAGAAGAAAAGATTGAGAGTAAAAAGAAGTGAGACCCTCAGTAAAAGATAGGAAAAAATTTGACATTGACCTAAAGTGGGGGGAGGTCAGAGAAAGAGAAGTTGCCGATATGCTTCAAAATAAAAAAATTGAAGTTAAGTCTGAAAGAGATATGTGGCAACGGACAGGTAATATAGCAGTGGAGTATGAAAGTTATGGCAAAGCATCCGGAATCAAAGCAACAGAATCAGATTATTGGTTTCATAACCTATGTATTGGCAAAAAAACCTATGCAACACTTGTTTTTCGCACTGATGTTTTACGTAGTATTATTGACTCCCTTGATTATACTAAGTCAGTAAGTGGGGGAGACCACAATGCATCTAAGATGTATTTATTAAATATACAAAAGTTATTTTCATCAGACGTAATTAAAGCATTTAGAGAAAGGGAAAAAAATGATATCAACAATAGAAAAACCACTGAGCCCAGTGTGGAAAAATGCACAAAGATACAAGGCTAGATTCTTTGAATCAAAGTATCCTTTGTGTGGTACATATTTAGTATATGCTGTAGTAGGCAGAAAATGGGCAAGAGTTTCACAAGGAGACTTGGTGTTACCAGATAAGAGTAGTAGATATCAACTACCTAGATTTAGAATAAGCGTTAAGGAATGGGAAAGACTACCCGTTAAAGAAAAATGGCAGGGAAGAGATTAGAATTGACAACTCAAATGGATTTATTTGTTTCACCAACTATTAATGGTATAGCACTGACTGTCACACCCGATGGTGCTGATGCTATGTTTAATGAATATAAATGGAGAGAAGTGATTGATACTTTGATTGATGGTCACACTGTTACTGTATTGAAAAATAAAGATGTTCGTATCAGTTACGACAGTAGATTATTTTTGTTAAAGGTAGCAAACAGTTTAAGAATGCAAGCTGATTCTATAGAAAATAAAATAAAAGGAATGAATGTAATTAGGTAGACTCTAATGCCATAGGGTCTTCTTTTTCTTCTTCTTTTACTTCATTAAAACTTGGTATTGGGTTCATAGAAGAATATAATTTAACTTCGTAATTATTTAATTTCTCAAGTAATTCTAACTTTTCTTTTTTAGTATTACCTAAATTTACTTCTATAAAAGTCATTGGACTATTTGGCTTACCATCTTTAACTATTTTATAATTAAACCCCAACTTTTCTAAAGTTTTCATTTTATTTTTATCATACTGGTCTTTTAATCTAGCGTAACGAACCTCTCCCTTTTCGTTTTTAGCTCCTAATATTCCTTTAGTTAGAGCTTCTTCTGTTGGCATACCATACTTTTGATAAAATAAATTTGCTTCTACTTTTGGAAGAAAACTCATAGGGTCGATTGTATTAGGGAGCATAAGATATGAATCTATTATTTTTTCTTTAATTGCTGTTATCCATACAGAGTTAGGGATTTCTTTAGATATCTTTCCTGCCTCTGCTATTTTTCTTATTATTCCTGCTACTTTTCCTTCTTTTTCTTGCATAACTAATTTATTAGTATTATCAGAAAATAATACTTTTGTTAAATTTTCGTCATCCTTAAGTAATTTTTGTAAACTACTGTTTACATTACTTTTCTGAACTTGCCCTGATGTTAAAGTATTTTTTTTGACCACATCATCTATTACACTTTTTTCCAAAAGTCCCATACGAGATATGAGGTAAGGGTCTTGTAAGTAAAATACCCCTTCTAAAAATATTCTATTTAATTCTTTTTGAGGCATATCCTTTAATAAATTACTTATTTTTTTATCAAGGTCATACTTTTTATTTAACCTCATGTAACCTTTAACAGCAGCAGAAGGGTCATCAATTCCTTTTAAAGTGTAAAAACCTCTTTCTGTAACAATAGTAGCAGCATGACTACTTGCTTTTTGTTGTAGTTCTCTTATATACCCTTCATCTGTTTGAGTATTTAAAATTTTAAATAACGCAGAGTCACTTGCATCAGCATTTTCTAATGGAGACATATAATATGTATCTAAATCTTCTGGTCTACCTTTAAAATTTATCCAACCCGATAGCTTAGATTGAGTATTAAAAGTATTAAATTGTGCCTTATCAAAGCCTCCTTCTATAGCTTTTTTTAAATTAAATAAAGTTGTCATTTCTACCAACTGGTCTGGTTTATTTATAAAATTTGCAAAAGCTTTACTAGCCAAACTTAAACCTTCCCTGTTTGGGGGCTTAGGAGTAGACCCTTTAAATTTTATACTTTCCATTGTACTCATCATATCTTCTGGGTCTGTAAATTGACTTGGTTTAAATGTATCATATTGCTCTTCTGCAAAACGTATTATTGTTTTACCAGAGCCCCAATTTTTTTCTGCTGTTTGTATTTTATCACGTAATTCATCAAAAGCTGTTAAATCTCCGGGAGTTGTCATTGTTTGCCTTGTTCTATCTCGTCTGGCTTGTTTATATAAATTAAGTAACTCTTCTCCTCCTAAATCTTTATGTTTGATTAAATTTATCATAGCATCAGATACCTCATCTTCAAGTATAAGTCTGCCTGCTTCTTCTTCTATATCAATAACTCCTTGTTTATTATCTAACACAGCTTTTTGAGCTTCTATTTTTGCTAATTTAGCGTTTATATTAAATATTTCATTGTGTGATAAAGGATTTGAAAAGTAAATTTTTTCTTCCATTATCGGATGGAGTCCCAATGTGGAACTAGACATAGGTTCTCCTCCTTGTTGTATGGAACGAGGAGTAATTGCTTGATTTATGTTAGGTTCTAAACTATTTTGTATGGCTGCTCTTGCATAATTATGTATATAATTTTCTCTGTATTTAAAGCTTGTCAATCTTTGTAGATTATCATTTTTAAAAATATCAAGAATATCTTGAAAAGAATAAAAGTCATTTTCTTTTAGTTCTGCATATTGTTTTCTTATGTCATCTCCGATGTTTAAATCCGTTTTTATTATCTTTGGATTCAGAACACTATCGTATTTAGGTATTCTTAATGACTCAATTAAAACACGTAACTTTTGTAAACTTATTCTAAAATTTAAAAGTGTTTTAAAATCCGTTTCGAATGTATATGCATTTTTCTGCAAAAATTCTATATCTGATGCTGAATCTCCAGTAGGGTAAGTTCTTATGAGATTTTTGTCTTCTACTCCGTAGTTATTTAATGCAGTGTCTTTAGGTTCATCAAAAGTATATGTTGTTTTACCTAAACTGTCAGGAATAACTACGTTTTTACTTGGGTCAAGCATATTTGTTTTTTTATAAAATTCAACATCACTTCTGTATCTTCTCAAAGGTGAAAAAACATGACCCCCTCTTACCATAGTGTACCTAAGATTTTTGCCTCTTGTGTACCCTGATAGCAACATCATTTCATCCTTTAAACTGGGCTGAACATCATTATCTCCTAGTTCTCGTATTTCCAATGAACGAGAATGTCCATATATAGGTTCAAATCTTTCTTCACCAGTCGTTCCTTTCATTTCTAAAATTTGAGGGTGCTTGTATTGGGCAATGCCTTTGCCATATGGACTATCTACATCTTTTGCTTTGTATCCAATACTTTTCTCACTATTTGTTATTCTAAAAGAATTTGTTAAATTTTGCACACCCTTGGCATTATGTCCAAAACCCTCAGAATATTTACTCATGTAAGCTGCTACGTTTGCTTGTGTTATATCTGCCGGTCCAGTTTGCCCTATATCTAACTTGGATAATTCTTCTTTTACGCCTAGGTCATCTACCTTTATAAAATTATCTGGTTGATTTTTGCTTATCATGTAAGATAATAGCTGTTGATTACCTACCATTCCTCCTTCTTCATTTGCTCTAGGAGGACCTAATAATATTATTTCTCTTTCTTCTGCACCACCAACAAATTTAACATCACTAATATCTATTCTGTCATAAGTTATTATACGTTTATCTTTAGGTGTTATAATTAATCCAGCACCTTCTCCACCTTCTACATAATTTTCTACTCTCTCAACATTGATTTTTCCAGAGGGAAAAGCTTTTTTTAAGTTAGCTTGTAAAACTTCGTTATACATATCATAATTAGGAGAGTTAAAAGCTTGTAATAAAGCGTTCCTGTCATTACGAATCATATATTCGTTTAAATTAGCACCGATATCTTCATATTCTAGTAAAGCTCCCTCATCTCCCATATTTATAAATAATCTATCTCTTTGAAAATTCGTTCGATTATCTATAGTTTTAGCAACCTTATCTGTCTGTGGTAATTTATTTACATCTATATTTTTTGATTTTATAAATTCATCTATAAACTCTGCACCTTGTTTTGTGCTCATCTTCTTAGCTTTAGCTATAACTTTTTGAGTTAAAATTTCATCACCAAAACTAGCTAGTCCTCTCAGGTTAAATCCTGATGCAATAGACCCTCCGGGTGCTCCTACAGTTATTTCTGCAGCAGGCATCATTGAAAGCAAAGAACCTTTTGTGTATCTAACTTTTTGAATTTCATCAGTAAACGGGCTAACAGATTTTAAATAATCTAAATACTCAATAGGACCTACTAATGTTTTAGGGTCAGTTTTTTTATCAACTGGTGTAGCAGGACCATCCCCCATACCTACGGGTTCTATAAAACCTTTTGTAATATTGTTAGCTTGATTTATCACATTTCTGGGGCTCATCAAAGATAAATATCCGGGAGCTTTACCTGTTTTTTTAGCAATCTTCTTTTGTTCTTCTATTCTTATTGCTTGATTTATAAGTTGGTCTTTTATAGCTTCAAGACTAGATTTTGTTGCTCTCATCT